GCTTATTCAAACAGGTTTTGCAGAAAATATTGCAGAAAATATTAACCTCGCAGACCAAAATTCAATCCAAGCAGCGTTCCTTGAATCCATTGCCGAAAACATTGGAGTATTAGATAATAACTGTGTATTTGGCTGGTTTAAAATTAATGATAACCAGAACCCACAATGGGGCGGTGTCAGTGTAGTTATTGAAGAAATAGCAGTTTTTGGTGGTTCAACTTTTGGTGGTATTGATTTTGCTGGCAGTATGAAAAGTACTCGCAATGAAAGTCTGCCTGTAGGATTAACTCCAGCTGTTGTTTGGAGCGATGTAAATACAAATGAAAGCTCAAATTGGGCGGTAGTAGATAATACACAAAAGTGTTAAGGATAAATTATGGCATCGTCATATTCAAATAGTTTAAAAATCCAGTTAATGGCTAACGGTGAGGACTCTGGCACATGGGGAACCATCACCAATACTAACTGGAACCTAATGGAACAAGCTGTGACTGGAGTAGATACCATCGTCATGGCAAACGCCAACTACACTTTAACTAACCTAAACGGTGTATCTGATGAAGCCCGTAACATGGTGATTATTGCCACAGGCACGACTGGCGGTGCTGGTAAACAGATTATTGCTCCACTAGTTCAAAAGTTTTATATTGTCTACAACAACACTTCTGATGGCTATTCAGTCAATATTGGTGCTTCTTCTGGTGCGGTTATTACTATCCCTAGCGGAGTGACAGCCCAAGTTTATTGTGATGGGTCTAACTTTTATAGCGCCCAAACTGGTTCAGCTGGAAACTTCTTAGTTAATGGTAATTTAAGCGTAACAGGTAGCCAAGTAGATGTAGGCAATATGTCTATAGGTGGAACGCTAGGGGTTACTGGCGCAGCTTCTCTTAATGGTGGGGGTACTTCTACTACTCCTGCTCCTGGAGACAACTCTACCAAAATTGCAACTACAGCATTTGTTACAGCAGCAACAGGTACTCTTGGCACAATGGCTACGCAGAATGCTAATAACGTTAATATTACTGGTGGAACTGAATCAGGATTAACTCGTACAGGTGGTACTTTATCTGGATTAGCCACACCATTAGCCATAGCCTCAGGTGGTACAGGGGCTAGTACTTTAACTGCTAATAATGTGTTATTAGGTAATGGCACTTCTGCGCTTCAAACAGTAGCCCCCAGTACTTCTGGAAATTTACTTGTTTCAAATGGTACTACTTGGACTTCTGCATCTTTAGCTTCTTCTGGCGTTAAGTTAGGGTTAGGTATTACAGGTGAAACTTGGCATAATTTAACTGGCACAAACGTAGCTAACCAAACCTATACAAATAGCCGTTCATACCCAATCATGGTAAATATTCAATTGCACTCTGGTTCATCTGGAACTAACCCATCTTATCTATATGTTAACGGTAATGCAGTAGCAAACGTTAACGGGGGTGGTTGGACTGGTGGTATGGATGCAGTATGTTCAGCAATTGTCCCTCCTGGTGCTACATATTCTACAAATTCATCATCCGCTGGAAGTAGTTGGTGGGAATTGTACTAATGAAAGAGTTTTTAAACCAACTTCTCACAGGTAAAGATAACCACTATGACTAATCAAACTTATATTGAAACCGCAAAAGAGGTAGCTGGTAAAGCTATTGGAAAACATGGCTTAATCTATATCACCATTATTGTTATTGTTGGTGTTGGTGCTTCAATTGTTTTAGAAGAATCAAAAATGGCTGCTGTCATGGGTTTACTAGGTGCTTCTTTAACAGCGTTAATTTCTATGCTAAACAATGTAGCTGGGGCTAATGACAAAGAAGAAAAGCCTGAGTTTGAGATTATGAAAGAGCTTATCTCCAGATTAGATAGCATGGCTGATCGTGACCCTATGTCAGTAAACGTAGATGGTGAAAAGGTTACGGTTCGTAAAGGTAGTAACGAAACCCAAATAGGAAAATGATATGGAATGGCTTAAACAAATTGCACCTACTATTGCTACTTGCCTTGGTGGTCCTCTTGCTGGTTTGGCTGTATCAGCGGTATCAAAAGCCTTGGGAATAGATGAATCTCAAGTACAAGACACTATAGATAGTGGCAAATTAAATTCTGACCAGATAGCATCTATTAAACAAGCTGAAATTGAACTACAAAAATCAGCTCAAGAATTAGGGTTAAACTTTGAACAGTTAGCTGTTCAAGACCGTGCTTCTGCTCGTGATATGCAATCTCAGACTAAATCTATTGTTCCTCCTATATTGGCTTTTGGCGTTACTTTAGGGTTCTTTGGTATTTTGTTTGGTCTAATGACTGGCAAAGTGGATTCAACTAATCAAGCTTTAATGATTATGTTAGGAAGTCTTGGCACTGCTTGGGTATCAATCATTAGTTTTTATTTTGGTTCTTCTGCTGGGTCTCAGGCTAAAGACAAATTAATTTATAACGCCACACCCACTAAATGATGGATATGGTAGATGTTTTAGCAAAGATATGGCCTATGGTTGTTGGCTTTGTTGCTTTAGTCATCGCCTTGGCAAAAATGGATGTTCGCATTGGTGTACTAGAAGAAAAAGTTAAAACGCTATTTGATATGTGGAATAAAAGCAAATGAGTCCAAAACAGTTAACAGCTTTAGGTATTGATGAAAAATGGTACAAGCCATTGATGGACACATTCATTAAATACAATATTTCTACCACCCAAAGACAGGCTTGTTTTATAGGACAGTGCCAACATGAATCCGAAAATTTTACGAAGCTCGAAGAAGGACTTAATTACTCAGCTAGTAGACTTATGGCTGTTTGGCCCAGTAGATTTCCTAGTTTGGATGTGGCTAATCAATATGCGAATAATCCTCAAAAATTAGCCAACAAAGTCTATGGTGGTCGTATGGGTAACGGCAATGAAGAATCTGGTGAGGGTTACGCCTACAGAGGAAGAGGTCTTATACAAATGACTGGGAAGGAAGCGTATGCAAACTGCGGATCTGGTTTGGGTATGGATCTTATTGGGGATCCTGATAGGTTACTTGATCCTCAATATGCGGCTTTAAGTGCTGGCTGGGTTTGGAACAAGAAAGGTCTAAATGACTTGGCAGATACCCAAGATTATGAAACGATGACTAAACGTATCAATGGTGGAACTTTAGGGTTAGATGACCGTAAAGCCAAAATAGCGAAAGCTAGAGAAATATTAGGTTAATCATGCCATTACAAAAACTAGCACTAAAGCCAGGACTGAACCGTGAAGGTACTATTTACTCCAATGAGGGTGGCTGGTATGACGGTGATAAGGTGCGGTTTCGTTCTGGTTTAGCAGAAAAGATTGGTGGTTGGACCCAAGTATCACCAAATACAATTAACGGTATATGCCGTTCTATTTGGGTATGGTCAGATCAAGACCTTGGCGCTGGTAATGTCTATTATGGTTTAGGTACTAACTCAAAATACTATATTTACTCAGGCGGTACTTATTACGATATTACTCCAATTATACAAACAGATACTATAACGTCTGTTGCTGGAACTATCTCAACAGTAAGCGGTAGCCCAGTAGTGACTATTACTGATACTTCTTACTCACCTTCGGTGGGTGATTATGTTTTAATTACTTCTACAACTGCAGTTAACGGAGTTCAATTTGCTGGTGGCGATTATCAAGTAACCAGTATTCCAGCAACTAATCAATTTACAGTTAATTTTGCTACCAATGCTTCTGGAACAGGCTCTGGTACAGGTGGAACAGTTACTCTTGCCTATGAATATCCATCAGGTCTAAACGTCTACTCTATTGGTACAGGATGGGGCGCTGGTCCTTGGGGTCGTGGCACTTGGGGTTCTAGTTATTCTTCTGGTATTGGACAACAATTACGGCTTTGGTCTAATGATAACTTTGGTGCTGACCTTGTTTTAGCTCCTCGTAATGGACCTGTTTTTTATTGGCAAGATATTGGTGGGGTTAGTGCTCGTGCTCAATATTTAAGCAGCCTTGCAAATGCTACAACCTTACTTACTGATGCTTCTACATTTAGTTCTGGCGCAACGTCAATTACTGTAACTTCAACTAATGCACCTTATATTTATCCGTTG